TTACGCCTATCTGCTGCACTAAAGATACCTTTTGTTTCTATTATAATACCGTTGTCTAATTCAAAGTCTGGTGTGTATGTACGATAGCGTAAGTCTTCCCACTCTATCTTTATCTTCTCATACTCTACCGTTCTCTGTCTAGTCTTGAGGAAAGCAGCAGCCTCTTGTTCGAGGCCACTACGATATAACCTTTTGTTATGTCTCCTCTGCTTCACTGACTTCTTCTTCTTTGTCTGCTGCAGCAACAATCATAGCAGCAAGTTGATTCATACGTCCATCTAAAATAGATGTCAAATATCTATGACGATCTGCTTGATCTTTTACATAAGCAACTTCATTATAGATTTTGTTTTGTTCTTCGTTGAAGTCTTCTGTGTAGTAGTCTTTTTCATCAATAGTAATTTTAGCCATTAGTATCTCCTATAAATATGTAGTCCACTTCTGGTGGATTGGCTGATTTAGATACCCTTGAGGGTAATGTTTTTAATGTGTCCCAACACTTGTGTTTAAAGTTACAGAACTTACACGCTGCGTTGAGTATAAGATTGCCAGATTGTTTCTTATAGTATGTCTCAGGTACAGGTTCAAAGCATCTTTCGAATGGTTCATCTTTCTCTATGTAATTTACCGTTTCTTGGATGTCCTGAATTACCTTCTCAGAGTCAACCTCCGAAGCACTGACATACTTAAACTCACCGTTGCCTTTGTTGACCACCCACCAACCACCTACATCTTTTCCTGCAGCCTTAGAATAGCCCACTAATTGTGGTATGTAACCGAAGCCATCACCCTTCTGTAAAGATTCGAACGAGTCAAACTTGTTAGTGTATGACCAAGGTGATGCAGACTTTACATCATCTATCTTGCCATCCATTTCCATGTCGTACTCACCTTGTATCTCCTGTCCATCTGGTAGCTTGAGTGTGACAGTATCATTGTCTTTGAACTCAGCACCTGCTGCACGTAGCAACCCTTTGAACACAGCTTCAACTAGATCACCTAGTATCATGTTCATCAGGAAGTGTGGAGGTAAAGGTATCTTATCTTCAGGATCATTCTTCTCAAACCACAACTGGCACTTAGGTCTGCCTATGTTAGACATACGTAGTCTAAACTCATCACGTGGTGGCGAGTTAAACTGTTTGTCTAAGGCAGCTTTAACATCGGAGGCAACCTGATCGGCTACCTCCTCTGTCATTGTAGCTTCACCCTTCATAGCCTTTTGCAAGTAGCTAAAGACTTGTAGTTCAGCAGGGTGATTCATTACTCATCAACCTCCACGAAGTCATTATTGATTATACCTTCGACAAGATCTGCGTCACCATCCGTACCCATCTTTGCACGATCATGGTGTAAGTCTAGTATCTTACCGTTGCTATACTCAATGAGTTCTAGGAAGTCCTTGAGGGTATCATTGTCTTCACTGCCAAGTTCAACAGCGTCACCAGTGCTTGCTTGTATCTTACCAAACTTTGCACCAGTAGGTATGCTATCTTCCACACCTGTTAGACTTATAGTAGACATGATGGGTAACATGTTCTTCTTCTTGAAGTTACTCATTACACCATTGATACTCTTTAGGCTGTCACGATTCTTCACGTCCATTACAAACGGTATGTCTGCTGCATGTTCTACTGGCTCACCCTTCTCATTCATAGGGCTGTCCAGTGTGACAGTACCGTAGTATACCATGACACGTTTGACTGAACGTATCACTTGCTTGGTTGCATCATCCAGTGCATTGAAGTCTTCGATGTAACCAGTAGGTCTACCTAAGTTAAACCCACCAATGCTATCCTTCAAGTCACCGTTGAGGGAGTTAGACATAACAGACTTCTCCATCTCTTCAGTGTCACTGTTCCAACGTTGCCACTGGTTGCGCTGTGCAAAGACACGAACTGTAGCACCATTACTGTAGACTATATCATCCCCTGTCTTGAGGGTGAATGCACCTACAGGTACTACCTCTGTCTTTATCATCTTACCATTGAGTTCTACTTCACCCATGATAGGTTGATGCAACATTCCTAAACGTGATATTGATGGGAGAAAGTCTGCGTTACTTGTCTTGATAGACACACCCATAAGTTCAGCCATCGACTGACCACGTTCATTTGCTATTGCTAGTTCATTACTCATTCTATATCCTTTTCTATAGAGTTAAAGAGTCTTAGTTATACACTATACATCAACTGTGTCAAGCCAATTCTTACCTATCTTTGCTTCTAAAAGCATAGGCACATTCATATCTATTCCGTATGTCTCCTCTATTATTTTGTTCAAATCCTGGTTGAGTGTCCACACCATTGACAATACTAAATCTTTCTCATCAGGATGCACATCAACCACCATAGAATCGTGTACAGTATTAACTAAACACGACTTCATATGTCGCAAACGTTCATGCATTTCATTTAGTACCACTGGCACTACATCACCAGTAGCAAAGCCTTGGACTGGGTAGTTCTTTATCATAGTGAAGTGCGTTGGTACACCACTGTGTCGTCTTGTCACATCAGGAAAAGCATACTGTCTACCTGATACGTTTGTTATCTTCATAAAGCGTAGTGCTTCATCACCTAACTTCTTGTGCCACTTGGCTATGCCTTTGTACTTATCGTTGAAGTGGGTGTAGTAGGTTGCTTCAGCTTTCGTGCGTCCGTAACCGCTTGCTCCAAAGAGTGGTGCAAACGTGTGTTCTTTAGCTGCTTGGCGTGACGTTGGTTGCCCTGCATCAGTAATAACTTTTGCTGTGTAAGCATGTACATCGAAGCCAGTTGAAATTTCCTGCATCGCTGTTTCATCCTGTGCCAAGAACGCTGCTGTCCTAAATTCGAGTTGTGCAAAGTCGGCCTCCATTATTAATCCGTTGTTAAATCTTGATACAAATACTTTCTTTACAGGAAACGTACCTCCACGTGGCATGTTCTGCATGTTGGGATTGCGTCCACTGAAACGTCCAGTAGCTGTGATGTGTTGGGTAAGTCCAACGTGCAGGAATCCACTGTCCTTAGTGTATGATCGTATTCCGTTGACAAAAGCTGATAGATAAGAAGAGATAGCATTGTGACGTTTAAGATCAGAAATGAAATCAATAGCCTCGTCCATTCTATTTTGTTTAGCAGTTGAAGATAGTACATCCAGTTCATCCTTTCCTGTGTTGAATCCATTAGCACTGACCCACTTCTTGCTTGGTGCAGTAAAGCGTAGCCCTGCTATCTGTTGTGTATCCTTTAGTCTGTATCCCTTCGCATCACAATCTTTGCATTTATTAGGTCTAGCAAACTTTGTTCCATCTTTTTTAAGTCGGTATACTTTACCTTGCCCTTCGCAACTAGGGCAGGTGTATGCCGTAGTCCTGTAGATCGGTGAGGAGTTGGCTTTAACGGCATCCTTAAACTCTTCTTGTGTCGCAGTGAACTCGAAGAGATCAGCCCATTCCTTCTTGTCATGTACCCTTCTGCTGAAGAGGACTTGCGACTTCTGTTCAGGCGAACGTAAGTTAATCGGAGTATCCCCCATAAGTTCCCTGACTTTCTTTTGTAACCTTGTTTCAATCTCCGCTTTCTCATTCTCAAACTCCTTTGCTACTCGCTCCAACTCTTGAAGATCGACTTTGAATCCTGCCATATAGATTTCGGTAAGGGTTTTGCAGGTATTGAAGGTAACTCTTTTGACTGTACTAAGGGAAGATGCTTCGGGAAGTGAAAAGTCTTTTTCTTGGGCATGGAACAACTCACAAGTAGTAAGCAAGTCATGCTCAAGATAATGACAGAGTTCAGCCAAAGGTATCTCGTTTGTGTTCTTACCTTCCTTAAAATATTTCTTGAGTGTATCATCTTTCTGTACCTCTAGTTCTCTGCGTTCTGCACAAGCCTGTAGGCTTAGTCCATTTCTCTGACCACGATCTAGTATATACTCAGCAAGCATAGTGTCATAGATGTCACCGTCATACTTGAAGCCACATTCCCACAGCCACATCAAGTCATGCTGTGCGTTGTGCATAATGAGTAAGTCAGTATTGTCTAGGTTCCATTGTACCTCTAGTCTTTGAAAGCCAGTGAAGTCAGTAGCTTCATTGTGATCCAG